TAGCACGTTTATTATCAAAAACAGCAAGACGCTAAATAGAATTAAATACAAAAGGAGTTATTTAAATGTATCTTAACGAAGAAGTCATCACCAAATGGGGTCCAATTCTGGAACATAGTGATATGCCTGCTATTAAAAATGCACATCGAAGAGGCGTCACTGCTGTTCTGTTGGAAAATACTTCAAGAGCTATTAAAGAGTCACAATCATGGTCTCCGCAATCTCTTCTTGAAGCCGGCGTTCCAGCCAACGTAACTGGTTCAAGTATAGATAATTACGATCCTGTTCTGATTTCTCTGGTTCGTAGAACTATGCCAAATCTGATGGCTTATGACATCATGGGCGTACAGCCTATGACTGGTCCAACTGGTTTAGTATTTGCCATGCGTTCTCGCTACACTTCTCAGACTGGTGATGAGAATTTCTATAATGAAGTTAATACTGCATTTGCTTCTGTTCTCAGTGGTGCAAATACTCTTGGTCAAAAACATGTTGGTTCTATTCCTGGCACCACTTCACAAACAGCTAACTTAGCTGAAAGCGGTATTTACAACTTCGGTAGCGGTATGTCAACTGCACAGGCCGAGGCTCTTGGTGCATCAACCAATACAGCTATTCCTTCAATGGCATTTTCTATTGAGAAAGTTACCGTAGAGGCAAAATCTCGTGCGTTGCGTGCAGATTATTCTCTGGAAATGGCACAAGACCTGAAAGCCATTCATGGTTTAGATGCTGAAACAGAGTTGGCCAACATTCTTTCAACAGAAATTCTTGCTGAAATTAATCGTGAAGCTGTAAGAACTATTCTGGTAACTGCTGTTCGTGGCGCTAATGTTGGTACTACTACCCAAGGTATTTTTGATCTTGACACTGATTCCAATGGTCGTTGGATGGTAGAGAAATTTAAAGGTCTGTTGTTTCAAATCGAACGTGAATGCAACCAAATTGCACGCGACACTCGTAGAGGTAAAGGTAATCTATTAATTTGCACTTCCGATGTTGCGTCTGCATTACAAATGGCTGGTGTTCTGGATTATGCTCCTGCTATGAATTCTAATAATCTTCAAGTTGATGATACTGGTAATACTTTTGCCGGTGTTCTGAATGGTAGAATTAGAGTTTATATTGATCCATATGCCGATGGTGGTCAATATATGGTCGTCGGCTTAAAAGGTGCTTCCGCCTTTGACGCTGGTTTATTCTACTGCCCATATGTTCCGCTGCAAATGGTTCGTGCTGTTGGTGAAGATTCTTTTCAACCACGCATCGCGTTCAAAACTCGTTACGGTATGGTTGCAAATCCATATGCCGAGGGGGCTACTGCTGGTTTGGGCGCTCTGACAAAAGATAGTAATAAATACTACAGAAGAGTGCTTGTTTCCAACTTAATGTAATAATTTACATTTTATTGAAAAAATTAAAATGCCTCTAGATTAAGTTCTAGAGGCATTTTTTTTAATTGTTCTACTATTTTTTCTTTTAATAATTTACCATCACATGATGGACCAATAATTTTAATTAATTTACCAACGAAAAAACCAACAATTTTATCATTTCCATTTTTATAATCATTTACTTTATCTGAATTATCATTTAGAAATTTTAATATAATAGGATTTATAGAATCGGTATCTGGCATTTGTGGTATAACCAATTTTGCCAACAACGTTATATCTTGATTAGAATGTCCCCCATCATCGTGAAGATAATGTAATGCTTTAGCAACACACTGTATACCAAGATAATATAAATCTGTATCAGTTATATCAACGCCGTTCCAATTAAAATAATCTGGATGGGTTTCAAACCACGTTGCCATCTGTTTATCCATTGGATGGGGTAATATCGCTCATATATTTTAATTGAAGTTTTTCTAGTCTGAAAAATATATATAAAAGATTGTCTGTTGCATTTGCTGTTCTGTCTGCAACTTCATGAGTCTTTTCCGGTACATCACAAGAAAAAATGTATTTGTAACTTTTTACACCACCCCTTTCCCCTTGAAATTTCACCGATTTAATGAAAATTTGTTCATTAATATCTTCGATTTTGTAAATTTTTTGCACTTCTGTGGTTATTTGCGAAATAAAATTATCAAGTGAGATATCCCCTTCTATTTCAATATCAAAAAGTTTGCGACCTATTTCTGGTAAAGGATTTAGTTTATTTGAAAAAAACTTAATTTGGTCAAAAATTTCATTAGCGTCTTCTTCACTCAACACTGACGTGTGAACCCAATATTCTTTATTATTTAATAAAGGATTTTTAAAAATCCAAAAACCGTTATGCATCATATTTTATTCCTCTGTGTTGGGGGAAATTCTACTGTAGTCTTCTAATGATATATCAATGAACCCCGTTGTATCTGAAACAGCAAATCTTTTCAATTCTTCACAAAACAATTCAAGCGATCTATATTGTTTACAAATTTTAATTATTTTATATTCGATACTATCATACCTGGAAATGTCTCCATAAAATACTCCATCATATGAAAAATTTTCCGGTTTATTTTTTTCGTAAATACTTTCGGCTGTTTCTACTACTCGCAATTTTTTTATTTTTTCACCATTAAGTAAAAACAAACGAAGCCAAAATGAATTCTCAATCCTGGCCAATTTTTCTGAATTTTTATAATTCTCAAAAAACAATATTGTATAGTAGCCTGTTTGTTAAGGAACAAATCTAAATCAGTTTTCCGTATTTGATGAATAAGTTTAATTTTTTCATCGCAAAGTGCAATCACTTTGGCGGTTTCGATTTTTCTAGTAGTTCCACATTTACAATTACGCATTTTATACTCCTTCAAAGCTCTTTATATTATAAATATATAAAAAAGATCATTTAAAACTGAGGGGGAGATTAATTAATCTCCCCTATTTCTTTAGGAGAATACCATGTCCCTGCTTACAAGTCAACCCCTGAATCCGAATTTCCTATCGTCGAATGGATACCGTTTTCACATAGAAAATATACCAAATGTTAATTTTTTTGTTCAAGCAATTAACATTCCTGGGAAAAAAATTGATATCGCATTACAATCAACACCATATTTAAATATCCCCCTGGCAGGAAATAAAATAAAATATAATGATCTAACAGTAACATTTAAAGTGGATGAAGATTTACAAAATTTCATGGAAATATATGAATGGTTAGATGCATTAGCACATACAGAAAATTTTGACTTGACAAAGCAATTTATAGATGATAACGGTTCATTATATTCAGATGCTTTAATTACTCTTATGGATAATAATAAAAATGCTAATATACGAATTCGGGTTAAAAGAGTGTTTCCAATAAGCATTTCTGATATTATTTTTTCATCAACTAATAGTGATGAAGCACACATAGTGGCAACAGCTACTTTCAAATATCAAAATATAGAAATGGAGAAATTATTTAAAAATGTCGATTGATGAAATTTTACAATTATGGGAAGTTGATGCAGTAATAGATGAAACAAATATAGGTAAAACTTCTATATCTTCACATACTCTACATCAAAAATATTTACAAATAAGAACTAGAGAAAATATTATTCTTAAAAAATACAAGAAAAAATATAATGATTTATATAAATTGAAATGGTCATTTTACTTAGGATATTTAGACGAAGAAGAAATATCTGCAAGAAATTGGGAACCAATTGGATTTAAAATTTTGAAACAAGATTTACACATTTTCATGGATAGCGATTCTGAATTGTCAGAGTTAAAAATAGAAGTTGAAATTCAAGAAGAAAAAGTTTATATTCTCGATAAAATCATAGATTCTATTAATAAAAGATCATTTATTTTAAATAATTACATAGAATGGAAAAAATTTGAGAATGGAGTATCATAATAATGGCGGATATTGTTATAGATTATAAAGATGAAGTGTATGTAAAAATACGAGGCAATTCATCTGTCGAAAGAGAAATCTACGATGAATTTAAATTCACTGTGGATAAATCAAAATTTATCAGAAAAAATAGCAAAAGAAATTACAAAAATTGGAACGGGGATATACACATGTATAATCTTCGCACCAAAGAAATTTATTGCGGATTAAAACAAGCTGTAATTAATTTTTGTAATGAATCGGGGTATACGGTGGAAGATAATACCCCAAATAATACAATCACTATTTCTGATGATGATTATGACAGATTTGTTAAATTTTTGAAATTACCCCAAGATAGAATTCCGCGCGATTATCAAAAAGATGCATTTATTCATTGTGTTGAAAACAGTAAAGCATTACTGGTTTCTCCAACAAGTTCTGGTAAATCATTATTAATTTACATGTTAAGTCGCTTCTACATGACCGCAGAAAAAGATACAAAAATATTAATCATTGTTCCTGGAACTATTCTCCTTGATCAAATGGTTTCCGATTTTCATTCCTATGGTTACACCGAAGATATACACATTGTCAAGGGAGGAAAAGAGAAACAGGCCGATAGTCACATTACAGTTTCTACATGGCATTCGCTGGTAGACATGGATAAGGAATATTATAAACAGTACACAGCGGTCATATTCGATGAAGCACACACCTGCAAGGCTAAGTCCTTGACAGGCATCATAGGCAATCTACAGGGCTGTAGATACCGGTTCGGCTTCACGGGCACCCTACAGACTGATGTTGTGAACATTCTGACTTTGGAGGGGTTGTTTGCACCAGCCAAGCAATTTATTAAAACTCATGAACTTATGGAAAGAAAAGTAATTGCGGATTTATTTATAAATATTATTTGTTTTGATTACGATAAACAAACTCGAAAATATATGAGAAATAAATCATACCACGAAGAAATAGATTTTTTAATTTCCAATGAGAAAAGAAATAAATTCATAGTTAAACTTGAAAAAAATCTTTCCGGAAATACATTAATTTTATGCTCGCGTGTTGACAGCCACGCAAAAGTATTATATGATTTATTTGTTGCTGCGGGGAGAAAAGTTTATTATATTGTTGGCGATACTGATGATGACACACGAGAAAAAATAAGAAAAAAAATGGAAACCGAAACCAACACAGTGTTAATTGCATCATACGGAACTTTAAGTATGGGAGTTTCAATCGTCAATTTACATAATGTAATTTTTGCAACAGCATACAAGACAAATATAAAAACACTTCAATCAATTGGACGTGTATTGAGAAAATCAAATGAAAAAAATGATGCCACATTATATGATTTGGCGGATGATTTCTCACACAATGGAAAAAATAATTTTACTCTAACACACCTTTATGAAAGGGTTAAAATATATGACCAAGAACAGTTCAAATACAGAACCCACAGAATCGCTCTTAAATCCCAATATTCCCCTGATAGTTAAATTAATAACCAAGGAAGAATTAATTGTCAGTGGCGTTTCAGAGAAGCCAAGTAACACAAAGCATTTGATATTACATAATCCTTATGGTAT